TAGCGCCAACGGCCATCTCTAAGCTCGCTCTCTATTCAAGTGCTTTTGTAGCACTGCCTTAGCCTCTTCAAGGGCTTGGGCTACGTTTTTCTCTATCCGGGCGCGGTCTTTGTCAACAACACGCCACACAACACGTGACGCTTTGCCGAATCTTGCACTCAAAGTACGCAAAAACTGCATTGACCCAGTGCGAGCAACCGTCGCTTTCGTCTTGCGGCCAGCAACTTCAAAAATGGCACCAGCAGCAGACTTGTTGAGCAAGGCGCCAGCAGAGGTGGTGTAGTTGCCTTTGCGAGCCCTGCCTTCTGCTTTGGTCTTGCGAATGCCGGCTTGAATCACGCCAGTATTCCAACCGGGCCAACCAGCGCCGCCTCGAGTGCTAGCGCGGGGCCTAGCTGGGTCTTTGGTACGCCACCCGCTCATTGGGCTGTTGCCCACTGCGGAAATGATGTCTTTAGCATCGCGTTCTGCGCCAGCAAGCTCTGTGTTTATCACCTTATTGAAACGTTTGACTGCGTCCTTGTCAAACATCTTTAGAGCGTCAAGAGTTTCCTTGATGCCTGTCAAGATGATGACTTCGGTTTGTTCAGCCATTTTGTTTTTTAGCTCGTTCCTTTAGATAGGCGATTATTGCTTCAAGTACCCCCTCAGGGGCATCAAGAAGCGCCACTGGAGATATGCCGGTTTCCACCGAGATAGCAGCGATGGTATAAGTTAGGCTATCTCGGTGGATTCGAAAGAACTGTCACTGTCTAGCTCTGCCCTCTCGAGTGTATCCAAGAAATCAGGGCCCCAAGGCTTGACAATGACGCCATTTGTTTGCAAGGCTTTCCAAGCTAGCCAAAACACGTGCTCGATTTTTTGCTCCTCAGCAAGCAACTTCGGCATTCCTTTGCCGAACTGCTGCTCAAAAGCAACAATGATGCGCGGGGTCAGCTTGTAAGTGACCTCGTCTGCGTTGACTTGCTTGACCTTTATTGCTAAGCCGTCCATGTTTCCCCCTTATTGAGTTAGGACTTTGAAACTGTGCCGGAGATCGGCCAAGTTACTGATGCTGTTGCCAATTCGCCAACAGCGCCGTTGAGTGGAGTCCATTCGGACACCAAAGCGCTGAATGTATAAGCAGGTGAGCTGCCAGCTACTGGGCGAACAGTCATTGAGACCGCTGTGCCTAGCGTTGGAAAGACCACCGCTTCGAGAGCGCCACCCGCATAGTCTTGGTTCAATTCCAAGGTTATGCTGTTGTCTGCAAGACCAGCGACACGTGTGCGAGCTGTGTTGCCGAATGCAGTTGTCTCTACAACTTCGTAAGTCGTATTGAGAGTGATTGAGGTGACGTAGCTGGAGATGTCGGTTGTGCCGAAAGTGACGGCTACGTTTGTCAGAACTATGCGAGCCATTACTACACCGCCTTAGTGATTTCGCCGGAGATCGGCCAAGTGACAGACGCAGTGGCTAATTCGCCGACGGCGCCGTTGAGTGGTTGCCACTCCGAAACCAAAGCCGAAAATGTATAACTCGGGTTCGTAGCACTGGTGGTGCTGCCGTTTGGTTTTACGACGATGGTGGTCGTGGTGCCGACAAGTGATGAACCGCTGGTATTGATGGTTGCTTCAACGTTGGCAGCTGCATAATCCTGCTGGAACTCGATAGTGACTGAGTTGTCGCCAAGACCTGCAACACGGGTGCGAGCTGTGCTGCCGAAAGCCGTCGTGTCAATAACATCGTCGGTGGTGTTGATAGTGATGCTTGTAATGTGGTCGCTTAGGTTCACGCTGTTGATGGTGACATAAGCATTGGTAAGGACTAGGGCTGCCATTAGTCTTTGGCTCCTTCTTGTTCGACGGTCTTGGCTGCGGTATTGCCCGACAGGTGCCCAGCGGCCACTAAAGCCTCGATATTGAGTCCAGCGTCTTGCAATTCTTTTTTGGTGACTGCGTCACCCTTTTTCTTGCCTTTGAAATCAAAGGCGTCTGTTAGTATTGAGTAGTTCATTAGTCTCCTTGGCCCCAAACGGTTACTCGGTAGCGGTATGAAAGGTAGTCAACATCGCCCATTTGGTATGTGCCATGCTCTGCCGAGGTAACTCGTAGAGTATCGCAAGCACCACCGAGCGTGCGGTCAGACTCAATGGCTGCCTTGATAGACAG